AATTTAATAAAATTCCAGTTGAACCATAATCAGCGCGAACTTGACCTCTTACATCATAACCGCTAAAACTTATTGGTGTTCCGCTAGAACTAACCACATTTAATGTAAGTTGTATGTAATCGCCTTGATATCCAGTAAAATTATAAAAGGTAGCCATATAATAAATATTACACGGCTACACTTTTATAGCGAATTATTTTTTAAATTTTATCTGCCTTCTGAAAGAATGTCGCGAGCAGTTTTTGATACTGGTTTATTACTTTTACTATCTGGCCTAACATTATATTGAGAAGCGTATTTTACAAATTCTTGTTTTAATCTTTTTCTTAATGTATCGCGATCATCAATTGGAATAAGGCCAATCTTAACTGCATGAGCTTGTAAATCACTCTTTGAGAGACCTCTTAAATATTCATCATATTCGACTGGATCAAGAGTTCCGTACTTTCTCTTACCATCATCGCCCCAAATTTGATCTAATGTTACTTTGCGATTTTCTACTTTACCATGAGTTTGGTTAAGATTATCTAATTTTGATTTTTTGCGTGGCATAATATATATTATATCTCCTGTTAATAGATTATATTGATAAAATATAAAGATGTCTAAAAAAAAGAAAACCCACGGACTATTAATCCGTGGGTTTCTTAAGTTAAGTAATATCGTTAATTAGCGAATTACTAGACCATGAACTGCACGAGAATCAACGCAAGCGCGTCCTTCTTCGAGGAATCCGTAGAAGCCGATTTTCTCGGAACGAGCTACGAATTGATCGTCTGGAAGAGCGGTGAATGTTCCACCGGATTCTGCTTGGCGAGCTACTGGGCGAACAAAAGCGTCCTTGGTTAAATCCAAGCCAACAATTAGTTCGTCACTAGAAGCGGTAAATGTACCAGCATAAAACTCTTTAAAGAGAGAATTATACTTTTGGCCACCGCCAAGTTCGATGAGATCATGGATAGCAACACCATAAATCTCTTGTGTACCAGCGGCACGATAGATTTCTTCACGAACACCATCTGGTAGATTTGTTAGTGTTTGAACTCCATTGTTAACTGGAACAGTGTCAGTTGTACTAGTAATAGCAACTGGTTGATAAGCAAAAGCACGAATGTCTTGCTTGACTTCTGGGCTAACAAAGATATCTGTTAGACCATATGCGTCTGTGGTTGTACCACCAGCATAAGATCTATTGATTCTTTTAACTTGAGTCATTAGTGCATTTAACATGTCTAGAGTAAATGAAACAGTTGTTACATTTTGATCTAGAACATTGCCACTTTCAGCAAGAGTTTTTAGAGCTACTGCCCAAGCATTACGTTCTTGTTTTACAAGAACTTCATTGGCCATACGCTCTACGGCTTTACTAACTACGTCGAGACGACCACGACGAGCATAGCGCTTTAGGAAGCTGACAGCACTATCTAAACGATAGGTTGCAACTTTCATTTCGGCGAAACCTTCAACTGTTGAAGTTGGAAGACCACCGGCTACGCTTTGTGACCATGTAGTTACATAACCTTCACCACCATCATACCATAGGTCGAGAGGGATAGAAGGACGATCATCTTCGTCGTAAGGAAGATCTGTATAGATAGCAGAGGCGGTTGCAGCTTGCATTAGAACCTTTGCTACGACTGGTCCTAGGAAAGCGGCAAAAGCTTGATTGGCTTCAGCGGCAACTGTATTATCACGGCTGCCCATAGCTTTTACAAGCTCGATTTGCTCTGGAGTATTTTTTAGTCTTAATTTCATTTTAAATTTTCTCCTTTACGAAATTAGAGGGTGATCTTTAGAAGAGCAGTATTAGATACTGCATTTCCAAGGAATCTTCCAACTGCAACTTCGTTAGTTCTTAGAGTGGATGTATTGGCTAAATCACCAACAGTACCACTAACTACAGCGTATTGTCCGGCTGTTGCATTTGCAATAGTAGAACCACTATAAAGTACTACGCCACGAGTTAGTACTGGAACAGCTTGTCCAGATATAACTACGTTCATTTCAGCGGCTTTACGTGGATTGAAAATTAGTTTTTCACCATTTTCATCTAGTTCGCGAACATCTAGAAGAGTTAATCCTAGTACATCACCAGATGTAGCTAGAGTAACTTTTGGTCTTACTCCGAATCTTTGAGAATCGGAAAGAGGGAATGTTGCGCCAACTGGTCCTAGCAAATCAATTGGTTGATTTGCACTGGAGCTTGTTGGTCCAACTGTGAATCCTTCAGCGGATAGTTTAACTGCAGCACCTTTTGTTACAATAACAGAACTGCTTTCGGCAGCACCGCTATAAGCAAAAAGATTGAGTACTTCATGTTCACTATAATCCCTGAATGGTCTTAATGTATGTGCCATATTAGTTTCTCCTTGTTTATTATTTAATTAATTCAAATCCGTCCAAACCGAAAGCTGCTGCGTATTTTTCTTTTACGCTTGGCTGTGCGGCTGGTGCAGAATTTGGAATTTCTGTTGAAGCTTTTGCGCCATTATCTACAGCTTGCTCAACAACCTCTTGAGTTGTTTCTGCAACTGGAGCCTCAGATGCTTTTACTTCGGAAGCTTGCATAGCTTTTTGAGCCATTTCTTTTTCCTTTTGCATCTTTTCGGCCATAGCTTTTTTGTAAGCTTTATTTTTTTCTTTCATAAGAACAGACATTTTGTTCTTATAAGCAGAAAAAGTTTCTTCGTTCAAATCTTTAATATCAGAAGCGATTACTTTACGATCTTCTTCGTCTAGATCGAATTCTTCGTCTAAAGCTGCCATTCTCATGCTGAATGCTTCTTCTTTAGCTTTTGCTTCTTTTTCAGCTTCGATTGTTGCTAATTTTTCAGTTAATTCAATTACTTGTTTCTTAACTGCTTCGTGCTCTGTCTCTACTGCAGCAATTTTTTCATTAGCAGCTTTTAATTCATTTTCTTTAGCAGATTTCTCTGCCAAGAAAGTTTCATTAGCTTTTTTGATTTCTTCTGCAACAAATTCAACTATTGAACTGGCTGTTGCTTCTTTAAGAAGAGAATCTGTAATATCTTCAATTTTGGTTATTTTCATATATATCCTCTCTTTTTTTACATCTAATTTTTCTTCTTGGGAAACAGTATTTTCAGAAGCAAGAACAGGCTCTTGGACTAATTCCACTTCTTTTTCCTCATTTGCTTCTGTTTCTTCAGAGCTTTTATTGACTTTTAATTCAATTTTAATAGGCTCTTCTGGTGGCGTTGCAACGCCTTGAACATCAGCGGCTGGATTTAACGTAAATCCAATACCTAGAGGTACTACTTTACCCAAAACTTGTCTATATACATATCTATCATCACCTAGTTTTCCTGATCCGCCAAAACCCCTTAGATTATCTTTTAATTTATCTATTTGATTAGCGTCAGAAATAATTGTGCCATTTTCAATATTTTTTTCACCATTTTCTAATACAACAATATTAAAATCATTAAATCCAAGTTCCCAAGAAGCAGAAATTGTCATATAATTATCACTAGTTGGATCGTTAGATTCTTCTATTTGATCTGCAAGATCACGATTAACTACTTTCCAAATAACACCACCAAGAGTAATATTAAATGGAGTTTTCATTGATTTTACGTCAGCTTCAGCAAGACTCTCGTTTGTGCCAAATTTACTAAAATTAGACGAAAGAATACATCCAATTACTTGACCGCGATTATGTTCAATGTTAATTGGTTTATTAACAAAAAGTTTAGCTATTTTGGCAGCAGTTTCGCCATCAATTACATCGCCATTTTTATTAACGCGATTTACAACACAAGCATCAAAAGCTACTGGGAGAAGATCAACATTATCTTCTGTATTGATTTCTGGTAAAAATTTTCTCAATTTGTCAAGAGAAGCAACGGAAAGATATTTATCTTTTTCTTCGCTTACTACTGGACGAATTTTAATATTTGCAAAAGCTGATTCAAATTTAAATTTTTGTTTTTTCATATTTCAAATCTTCCGTAACCAAATATTACACCATCTTCTTCATCATCGAGATATAATTCATTAATATCATTAAATTCAAAATCATTTAAATCATAATTTTTTAAATCTTCTTGTGCTTGAGCAAAATCTTCATCATCTGGTTCGAAATTAACTTCTACTTCATAGTCAGAAACTGAGGCTCTTGCAATATCACTATCAGCTTTTCTATAAGAATCTTTTACTTTGCCACCACCTACCATTTTTAGAAACATATTTACGCGCGCCATAGCCCAGCCACCACGACTCATTCCTGGTCTGTGAGAAGAAGAAAATGCGCCTGCACCACGACGGTATACTTTTTTTAATTGGCCAAGGGTAACTTTCTTTTTATTTTTACTATTATGTTCTTTGACTTTATTTTTAAGAGCTTCAATTACTTTTTTAGAAAATTCTATAGCTTTATCACTTTTTGTACCTGCGCTTCCTGGTTTATTACGAGATGATCCTTTGCGTCTTTCAGATGGTTTTGCAGGAGTTTGAGCAGCAGATTTAGGACCTTTTCTTTTGGCATTATTTTCTATGCCATATTTTTCTGGATCGTAAGTCATATATCTTTAATTAATATTATACTAATATTACACTTAAATATATTATTTTAATTAATTTTAATTATTTATCGCCGTAAAGCTCTTTTGTAACATCGTAGGCTGAACCACTAGTTGGGGTATCAGGGTATTTCGTGGGTAACTCTCTGCTTTCATAATTTGGTTCGGAGCAACTAATTAATAAAAATAAAGGTAATATTAATACTAATTTCTTCATATAGTATTATAATTACACATTAAAAGATTCTTCAATTATTTTAGCTTCTGCGTCTCTTCTGCGACTCATACCTTTTTCTATACTGCCGCCAATCCATATTCTTTTCATTTTTCTTATCTGATCTGCAATTAAAGATAAAGTTTTTTGATCAAAATTTTGTGTCTTTGCCATAATATCACGAATAGCTTTCATTTCACGGCGACGATCTCCTTCTAATGCTGCGCCTCGATTAAATACAAGACTAACTAATCCGCCTTTAGCATCTTCTGGAAGTTTATCAAAGTTAGGAAAAGTTCCTCGGGTAAGATCATGGAATTTCTTTACCGTTTTATTCATAAATACTTTTACTGATAATTCCCAAGGTATAATTATATCTTTTAATCTTCGGGTTAATTCTTTTGCTTGATAACCTTTGACTCCAACAACGCGGTATAATCTATCAAAAGTTTCTTTAGGAAGATCTTTCCAATCATTAGTGAATTCTGTTTTATTTACATATCCAGTATCGTAACCTACTCCGATTGTAACTCCGCTTTGCTCTCCTGGCCATGTTGGATTTTTTAAAAATTTATTGTAATAGTTTTCGCCGCCACCAACTTCAAAATCAAAAATAAGTTTTAAGGATTTATCGTTAAGCATAGTTAAATTGCAGATATTGTAACAGTTCCAGAATAACCAGTAGTACCAGAATATGATCCTACAGGAGTTCCACTAAATTTTACAAATAAACCAGAACTACCAGTCGTACCAATTGGTGCTATTATCCAAGCCATAGAAATAAATATCATCCAATATGTATTTGTTTCATCTTGATATCTAATTTGGCCATTATAAGTCAAACCAGTATCATAAAATCTTAAATTATTTATATTTGGAGATAATCCTGTGCCAGTGGCTTTATATGCATATACTCTTGGGCGAAGATTTAATTTTCCACCACCAAGATTTTGTTTTTTAATAGAAATTTTATTTTTATATTCAGATATTGTAACAGTTCCAACTTTATCTCCAGCAGCTATATAAGATCCAGCTACAGTATCTGTTGCTCCTACTTTCCCCCAAGCATTTGCAGTAAAAGTTCCAATATTAGCTATAGATCCTATTAACCAAATCCCAACTGGGGATGTTACATACCAAATAGCATATTGACCATCTTCGCTATAAAAAGATTTTTTACCATTATAAATTAAACCACTATCATAAAATTTTAAACTATTAATATTCGGAGATAGTCCTGTTCCAGAAGCTATATATAGATAATCTCTAGTTTTAGGTATTATTAATCTGCCCATTTTATTTAATTATTTATTTTATCTATTGTTTTATCTATGATATTATCTGCTGGGACTTTTTCTTTTAGCCAAGAGTTCATTACTCCAAAATAAACAAGATGCTCATTATCAATTAAAAATAAATCATTTCCATAACGATCTTTGTATGGTTGTATTCCAGCATTCTCGACAAGTTCAATAGCTTTTTCTTTTTTAAATTTTACTTTATACATTTGTATTAAATTATTGTAACGTTCTTTTGCTTGAGAGGTAATTACTGCTCCATTATCTATAAGAGCAACTAAACCACCATTATCTTTATTATAATTACTTGGCGTAGAAGCATCGTAAGATGCGGTACTGTCTTGTATTTTATCTGGTGTTATTGTAGCGCAACCAACAAGAAAAAAATTAAGAACCAATATGCTTGCGAACTTCTTCAAGATTTTTCTCCTTGACTGCTTTTTCTATTTCACTTTGATGATCAACTTCTTTTTGAGCTTGTTGACGTTCTTTCATTTCTTTGGTATTTTTTGCGCCAAAAACATTATTAATTGCTTCAAATATTCCTCCAACAAGTCTTATAACTGCGCCGAGTAGTTCCGTCACTTTAGTCTACGTATTCTTCTGTAGCGTCTTTGCAGCCTGCGGCGATTGCATTAAGAACTTTTACAGCAAGAGCTGCGTCTCCATTTAGTTTAGCGAATTGTGCGGCGTATATATCTTTAAGTGCTACAATATATTTTGCCCAGTGAGTTTTTTCTGCTGGAAGATAATCAGTAAGAGCTTTTTGGAGTTGATCTGGAGTTGGAGTCTGACCAACTGTAAGACTCTCTACAACTGTAGCTATATGATTAATCATCTTTGCTTTCTCTACTCTATCTTCTGGAGAAAGAGCCTGTTCGAGAACAACTGTGCAAGCAAGAATAACTGCTGGCTTAATATAAGGAAGAGCATTTTCTACTGCAGTTGTTCCACCGATTTGATTATCTCCACCTGTATTTGTAGTAGAGCAACCAATTATAAAAATACCCATAAGGGCAACAGCAATGATGTTTAATTTATTCATATATTTTCTCCATGTCCTATTTCTTTCTTTACTCTTTTTTTCGCTTCTTTTGTTTGAGCTACTTTGCCACCAGTTACGGCAGCATCTTTTACTGTAAGAGCAAAAATTATACCACTTACGACTGCTATGAGCTTAGAAAAACCAATAATATATTCTTCTAATTTATTTGGTAAAAATGCTACCAACGAATTATCTCCATGAATAGCGAAAGCTGTTGATACAGCTACAACTGTGATAATGCCAGATGTACTTGAACGCCAATTAGGACCAAATAATTTAAATAGCATATTCTTCATAATAGATTACACTATATTATATATACTTATAATGACATTATCAAAATAAATTAAATTAATAAATTCTATATTTATTATTAAGATAAGATTCTAAATTTGCAATATTTTGCGCGCTAATTACATTATCAAAAACAAGAATTTCGCTTATATAAACATTTGCCTGTTGTCCACCACCACTATCATTTCCAACGTATAAAAACGATCTACTAAAAAAACCGCTTCCATTTGATTCAGTCCTATCTATTTGCCCATTCAATCGAAATGTGTAATTAATTCCATTATCTGAAAGTGTAGCTATAATAGCTGAGGTATTTGCGGCAATAGTAGTATTTGCTGCTCTTTCAATGTTAAAGTAAGATCCCCAAGTATTTCCTAAAATTGCGCTATATAAGCTACCACCAGTAGCTTCTAGAATTGCCGCGTATTGACTTGGTTGAGATGCTAAAGTTTTTATAACAGCGTAGATTGTTTTAGCTGTAACAATATTATTTCCTCTGAGTCTTCCAGAATTAAATTTAATCGCGGGATTCCCATTTATAATATTAGACTCAAGAACAGAATTAGCTGTTTGATTAGATAAATTATTTACATTTCCACTCTGATCTTTCCAAGAAGTAACAACACCACCACTCACAGTTACATCCGCATCAGCTTTAACCCAAAGTTTCAATCCTGGAATACGCGTAGGACTAAAAGAACTTGAAATTATTCCACTCGAAACAGATGGCAATATTATCATATTGTATTTCCATACATTATATATCTATTATTTCCCGTGTGAAGAAGTGAAATTGATGCTCCTGATCCTGCTGTTCTGTATTGATTATTATAGCTTAATATAGGAATTGCGGCATTAAATCCGCTTCCTGTAACAAAAATTTGACCAGCTCCTATTTGAATTATTGTTGTATTAAATCCAATTACATTTCCACTTACAATTGTTCCAGTAATTTGATTCTGCGAATTAGCTAAAATGACTCGTCCATTATCATTTCCAGATATAATAAAATTCGTTGCTTCATTGACAAATTGTGGAACTGCATTTACTAGTACAGAATTATTTAAATCTACAGTCGCATTTTGTATTGTTACATCAACTCCAGAAAGATTTAGATTATCAACATTATTTAAATTAACTTCATTAAATGAAGCTTTATTAAATTCTCCACTTTTGAAGACCTGAAGATATGATGTTTGAATTCTAAGATCACTCATAATATTTTATACTCCATGAACTGACAGGGCTGCCCCAACCCATGGGGTAGCCACTGGGCCAGAACAAACCATGCACCGGCCACTGGGCTGCGGGATTCCACCGCCGCGCCTTGTCAATTCACCTTGTATGTTAAATTTTAATAAATCCATAATCTTTTCCATATTCTGCACCTCCACCAGCATGATAAACAAATCTTTCTACTTGTGTAAAATCGTAATTTGCCCCAGTTATTGTCATAACTGTATTTGGTCCGTCAAATCCGCTTACAAGTCTAGGAGCATCATCCGCAGCAAAATTAAATCTTAAAGTCAATATAGGATCATTTGTAAGATTTGTTCCTGGTCCTTGAAATGCTAATGGTATAACTGGACCATATCCACTTGGAACATCTATATTAACTATAGTTTCTAAAAATCTAACTTTTGGTTTTACCCATTGAGCAGCGCCTGGTGTTTGTAGTCCAGTTATTCTAACAAAATTATTTCTAAACGTAGAATGAGTTCTCATCTGAGAGAGTGTATAACCACTATATAGACCAGATGTTAAGTTTATACCTCTTGAAGGCGTTATTATCCCAGATGCTAACAGATAACTTTTACTTGTATACGTATAATTTTTGTCAGAACCATTTGTACCAATTATATTTATAACACTATTATTTCTTATTCCTGTGGTATCAACTTGTTTTTCAAACTGGGTCTTTAAAGAAGTTAGATGTATTAATTTAAATGAATCTCCTGGAGCATATAGATTTAAAAATTCATTATAAACATTAGCTAATCCTGTAATTGGTAAATTATTGACTGTTCCGCTAATAGCCGCGTCAAGTTCATTTCTATTTATTTGTTTTAATCTAATTAGATTGTCAGCCATTTTTTATATCCTCAATCTTTTTACTATGATAAAGAATACTTGCTACATAACTATCAATGCTATGTTCCACGGCAATACTTTCAATTTCATTTATTGTATTTGGATTTTTATCTTTAGGATTTGTTAAATATTCTGCTATAACATTTTCCCAATTCTCTGGAGATTCATTTGAAGCAATAATTTTAACTATTTCAAATGCAACATCTTTTTGTTGTTTTGATAATTTTCTTAAAGAATGCTTTTCCCTAAGAGAAGCTTCAACCTTTTCTTGTAATCTTGATGCAAGAATAAAATTATCTTTAATTTTCTCTATATCAAATAGTGCGGCTCTAGCCTGTCTTCCCTCACCAACTGGTTTAACATTTTTAGTTGTTTGAGGAATTCCAGTAGATCCAGCTGGTCTACCAGGCTCACCCATTTTTGCGCCACCAATAAGTGGTTGATAATATCCTTGATCTTTTAATTCTCTAAGTTTTTGTTGAGATTGGACTGAACTTTCTGGATCTGGAAGTTTACCGGTTTCAATTGCTGTAATTCCTTCTTCTGGAGTTAAAATTCCTAGCTCTATCAATCTTGTATATACTCTTGAATATTGAATATCATCTTTTAAATCAATATCTTCAAAATAAGGTGTTGGATAATTTTTAAATCCAAGTTCTTTACTAATTCTACGAATCTCTGGATATAAGAAATTATTTATAAAAGATTCGCGAGCTTGTTTTAGTCTTTCAATAAATACTTGTACTTTTATGCTTTCATTCGCAAATTTTTCATTTCCGATTAAGATATTATTTAAACCAATTTGAATATCGCGATCAACGATCTGATATTTTTCTGGGCCCATTAGATTACCTATGTTTGGAATAATAAATTCTGCTTTAGTTGTATAATCTGCAATAAGAACACGACCAACGCTTTGATTCGTAAATAATGATTGCATTGCCTCTAAATTCTTCTGATTAATTCCGCCCTTCTCTGGTTCTGTGCCCATCGTGACTAATAGAATAATTTGCTGTAATGAACGCGCTACGGCCATGTCCATCTTTTTCATTTCTGCTTTCCAATTAATATCTTCGAGTACTGGAAAGCCCATAGGAACCGCAAATGGTTCGTAATCTTGTTTCTTATAAAATACAGCGCAAAGCCTATTGCGGTCAAGAGGAAGAGTTAGAATTCCAACTCTAGTTTTTGTAATAAGTTTTTGAGTTTCTGGAGGTAGACTCTTTAATACTTCAAGATCTTCTTCGGTTTTTGGAGCCTTCAATCTTTCAAGTTCATAATCTGTTAAAATTTTATAATATCTTCCAACGGAAAAATTAATTGTTCCGCCAATTTGAACGTCTGCAGGATTAATTATGTTGTATCTTGCTGGTAGCATAATATTTGCAGCTTTTGAAGATAAACCAAAAGTCTGAGTAATTTTACTTACGTCTTCTGGTTGAATCTTCGTATCAAAACGATATATAAATACATTTCCGCTACGATAATATTCTCTAAAAAATTGATCTTGAAGATCAAACATGTTAATCTTCTTTAACCATGCGCTAAAAAAATCTCTACTCTTTTGACTACCGCCTTTAAAATAAATATCACTACAAGAAAACTCTGTCATTAGATCAATGGTATTTCTGAATATAGCGAAATTATAGTAACATTTTTGACATAAGATAACTGCGTCTCGAACATTCATATTCGAGCCATTCGATATGCCAGTGGAATATCTAAAAGGAATTAATCCATCATCAATATTTTTATATCTATTAGTTCTAGTAATATCTGCGGCAGCATTTCTCCTAGTTTGAGTATGAGAGGAATCGCCCGAGTCTGAACCAGCTACAGCAGCTTGTATCTGATAATTTGTAGACGCATCCGAAACCATAAGAGGTTGAATTTCGTTACTTTTAGTAATTTTTTCTTGTTTTTTTGATTTTTTGGACATTTTACTTGTAAATATTACACATTATCTGATCATAATAGGCGAAAAAGTAGGTTGTACTTCAACTATTTGAGTTGTCATTATATCATTATAGCACTTTACAGCCCAATTCGCTAACATAAATGCGGAATAATTATCTTTTCTAGCTTTATTAGCAGAAGCGCTTCTCTTTAAATGTTGAGGTAAGTCAAAGCTTTGGGTTCCTCGACTAGTGGTAGAATGTTCTATTAAAACGCATTGTTTTTTCGTTTGATATATAAAATCATCTTGATTCTCAATAAAATCTAATACTGTCCAATCTTTCTTATCATCTGTTTTCATCAATTCTAAGGGAACATTTAATGCTATTGTTTCATTAAATGATGCTTCATCTGAGGCTGTACGACTAGCAAACCATACTCTTTTATAATCAATACATGCTTGAAGATACTCATTCGCCTTACGAATAAAACTGCTGGTAAAAACTTGATTAAATGCAATTCTTTTATTTTCCAAATTATATTGATTCTTTATGTTTCTAACCATCATATCGTAATCTGCACCTTCAAGATCTGAATCGAAATCTAATGTCTTAATTTCAATTCTATCTTGTTTAAATAAATTAGATTCATTGCATGCGGATAAAAATGTATCAGCACCAGCATTATCAATAATCATGAAAACAATATTAAAATTTTTCATTATGTAATATAGATAATTAACATGATTTTTAAGATTACCTAGACCAGCATATGTATGAACTAAAACTCCTTGTTTTCTCTCTTCGTCATATTCCATAACAGCCATAGCAAAATAATCTGCATTTGGACTATCACTCATGTTAGGATCGATTCCAAGAATATATTTTTTCTTCGGATCTCCTCGCATTAATGTGTGGGGCTTTTCTCCAGTTTTTAATGTACATTCTTCCATCTTTTTAGCATTAAAATAGCTATCACTTCCATCGGTGAATTGAGCGCAATATTCTCTTAAAAATCCACTATGACTTGATCCACCAGCTTGGGCTTCTTCAATAATTGTTTTATCTATCATTTCTTCTGGTAAAGCCTCGTAACTCATTTGGCTAACAAAATAAGTTGCTTCTCCCTTTTCTTGACTATTTATTTTTTCACACCATTCATTATAAGTTTTATAAAGATTTTCGAATGTATAACTTGCAGATGAAAGAGCTATCATTTTACTTGTATTTTCAAAAACCATTCTATCTTTTTCTTGCATTACTCCTTCTGATATCAATTTATCTTCAAACTCACGGATCTCCATTCTTTCTTTCATATTCTGTGGAGCAACTAAGAATGGCATTAATACGTTCTTAATAATTTCTTCTGGTAATAAAAGAAACTCGTCAAGCACAAGAATATTTGCTCGAAAACCTCGAATTTTTTCTCCATTAAGAGGAATTGCGACAATGCTTCCATTATTAATTTGCCATTCAAATTGATCATTTCTTTTTGCTTTCGCTCCAAAACATTGAGAAAGTAATTCTGCTCCAGGACTTTGTACGATTTTTTCTAAATTATTAAAAATAAATCTTGCAGTTCTAAATGTTGGACCAGCTATAAGAATTTTCGTGTTTGGTTCAAATATACATTGAAGAAAACAAAATACTGCGGCCATAAAGGATTTTCCACAACCACGACCAAATACGCACATATTAAAATTTCTGTTCATCATAGCTTTAAGATGAATCTCCTGATAAGCCGCAAGTTTAACTCCACTAATTAATTCAACTGTAAACCCAATATTAGCTCTTAAAAACTTAGCTAAACTAATTTTTGCTTCCCTATCATTAAGAAATCCTTTTAATTCAGATAATTCTGCATTAACATCTTTAATTTCTTTAAAATATTTCTCTGGACAAAAGATCATATAATTTTCATATCATATGCTAGTTGTAAATCTATTTTTTTATAAAAACATTTACTAGCAAATATAGCCTCGATTAATCTAGTCATCTCTTTTCTACCATCAACAAATAAAAATTGTAAATTATCATAGCTTTGTAAAAGTTCTCTTACATTATGAAATATGTACTCTGGGGTTGCTTTTATTTTTTTACTTATATGAGGAAGATATTGAAAACTTAAGGCATTCGTAAGTACTTCTTCTACCATAACAATAACATAAGAATTATTCTTTCTGGCTTTTTCTATTTCATTTTTAAAACGATCATAGTTCTTAACGCTTAGTGTGCTTATGAAATCGCTAAGACTTTTTCTTTCTATAAAACATCCACAATTATCATTTGAACAGGCATAATCTCCAAATGATAAGGTCTTAATTTCAAATGGTGTGTTAAATTTAAGCCAACTTTGTTCTCTTGTGTCTACATAAATTATATCTTTTTGTGTCAATCTATTTTTAAAATTATCTCCAATTAAATTAGGATGAATAAATTTATTTTCTAATCCAATCGAAGAACAGACATTGTAATAATCTTTAAATATTTTATTATAAAATATGATTGATGGCGCCATTATTGTTCTTAGCTCTACTTGAGTCGGAGAATATATTAAATTTTTTGATTCTTTTCTTTTAATTAATAATTCCTTGCAATATTCTCTTGATCTTTCTGTTGGCTGTTCTTTCAGCCATTTTTTCATATTATTTTTATCATTAAAATCGCTATTAAGATACTGTTCTTTAGTTTTAAAATTTATTAATTCATTTGTAAGTAGATCGCGACGCTCATAATAAGTTTGATAGTATTTTACTTTATTTAAACCATAGCCTTTAAGCGCAAGATGAAGACTTTTTTCATCTTTAAATTCCTTACCATCTACTTTACATATTACGCTCATCCATTTAAAATCTCATCTTTAGATATGCCTAATATCTTGCATTTTAATTCATCCATTGTAGTAAGTCTATCGATTTCTTTTTCAACAACTTGTTTTCGCATCTCTGCCATCTTTAGAAGTTTAGCTCTGCTTTCTTCTTCTTTCCACATTTGCACGAGATTGATAATCGAAGCAGTTTCTTTGACTTGCTTGCTCAATCTCTCGCTTCTTTTTACTTTAAGATCATTAAGAAGTTTTTGTTGGCGATTAACACAGTCATTATATTCTTTACGTGCAGTATTACTAGCTTCAACAACAGCCATTGGTATCTTTCCGTCAGCTTCCATAGAAATATCAATTTGATTTTGAAGCGCATTAATTGTTTGTTGAATATTTGATGAAATCACAACTTCTGTAGACAGAACAATATATTGATCCACCTCTTCTTGAGTTAGATCACTTTTATCATAGGTATAACGAACAAAACTGCTTTCAAAAAGTTCTCGATCTCTTTCATCGCTGTACAAATTAATCTGATGAATAAATCTAAAAGTATTCATATATCCTATTAGTGAAGAGATATCTTTTTTATGTTTATGAGTTAATTTATTTTTATCAACTCCATCCATAATGTATCTATTAATCTTTGCTATCATTCTATCTTCACTTTTTGGTGGACGATATTCTTCTGTAGAAAGATTTTCATTTTCTTGATTATTATATTTTATATTTGTTGGTAATGTTTTAATGTATTCTAAAACGCTACGGGTTTCTTGAGAAAGATTAGTGAGTTCTTCGTTTTTAAATAAAATTTTAGCGATCTCTAATCCAGTCATTGTTGAACAATTATTACCGATGTATTCTTTTTGTTCTAGATTTAATTCAATTAATCCTTTTGCTTGATATTCGTGACTCTTCTTTGGTTTTATTTGTCTTGAAGCTAAAAATTCTTTAACTGCTTTGCCCTCTTTGCTTCTTCCGTCTAAATCGTCTCTATTAAAAGCTAATCTTACTAATTCTACAAGTGATGGCGGATTATCTGGACGATTATTCCATTCCGTTAAAAGTTTTAATTCTTGTTCTTTAGTTAGAGTTGGTAAATTATCGTTCATATTAATGAATATCTATATCGCCATTATATAAATGTTTTTTTACTTTAACTATAATTATCTTTTTTATATTTTTAATTTGTTTATATCCAGCAATTCTATTCTTCTCACTTGTTCTATAACCCATTAATTTTGCAGTTTGCTCTTCATCTTTACCTTCAATATATAAATATTTATAAACTTTCCATTCAATCGGTTTTAAAACTTTCTCCATCTTCTTATGTATATTCTGAGCAGTTTCTTCCATATTAAAATTATTAGTTGGCATATCATTGATTTCTTGAGAGTGATTCTCTATGCTAAGTGTCAACTTTGTATCGTGCGCGCTTTTCTTACTTCTTTCCCAATTAGCGTATAGAGGACACGCATTACATTGCTGTCCGTAAATTGAACAGCCTTCTTCGCTCTCTGCTGCTGCACATTTAAGACATGGGCGAGTAAAATTACTATAATTATTTCTTATTAAATTTTTAATTTGGTTACTGATAATACGATTAACCCAAGGGGCTAATGGTTTTTTATGATCATAAAGATGCCATTTTTTATAAATATGTATTCTTAGTATCTGAGATACATCACTAAAATCCATCCAGTTTATCGCTGTTAAATTCCACTTACTTTTTCTTTTAATTATTTCGGAATTTATTACGTCAATTAAGCTTTCGAATGAGGGCTTTTTAGCCATCTTGTCTTCCTCTTGAGGATGGACGAATTGCTCCAGCTTCTCTCTTGAAGTCTTCTAGAAACTTTTTGCGATCTGTCTTCGTTGAAGGTTTTCCTTTTATCTTTTCTCTTTTTGCTCCAGATTTTGCACTTCCAAGAATATCTCCAATCTTTGTTTTTTTAGGGACAGGATTTTCTTGAAGTTCTATATCTAGACTACCAATGTTTGGAACATGATTTACATCTGTAAATTCATCGTCATTTTCGTCATCATAATCTTCAACTTCAGCTTTTCTTTCTAGTTTTGGTAAGATTCTTTTTGGTGTTTTTGGTTGATCTGCTGTAGGTTTTTGTAATAAAACTTTATTAACAATTAACTTGTCAAATGGTGTTCCGCATGAACTACAAAATTTAGGTTTAGCGGAAGTATAAGTAGTTGGATTACCACATTCTGTACAATATATTTTAAGCATAATACTAATTATACTTTAATTTAATTAAAATATCAACTATTTTAGTTGTTCAAATTTCTCAATAATATAAGCTAAAATATCATTTCGCATAATATCATCTGTGCCAAATTTGAAAGTAACTATTCCTTTATCTGCGCTTTTCTTATCATCGAATAGATTATATATCTTTTCAAATCCACTATTTTTAATATCTGATTGACGTATATCTCCAATTAATATTAATTTACTAAATCTTCCCATTCTTGTAGTAATTAATAAAAGGTCATGTATACTTAAATTTTGAGCTTCGTCACATATAATATAACTAGCATTTATACTTAAACCTCTTAAAAATCCTACTGGTAAACCTTTTACTCTCTCTTCTTTTAATAATCTTTCTACTTGACTTTTTGGTAATAATTCATGTAATTTATCCATTAATGGTTGCAAATAAGGATCTAATTTGCTATGTAAGTCACCTTTAAGGAAACCTAAATTATGAGTAGAACTTTCAACTGGATTACGAATGTAAAATATTTCACCTATTTTTTTATCATTTAAAGATCTTAAAGCAGAATATACAGATAACAAGCTTTTGGCTGTTCCTGCTGGACCTTTACAGAATACTATTTTTGTTTCTTTATTCTGTATAAGTTCTATAAATTTCTTTTGATTATCTGTCCATTGTAATTCACGAATATCCAAGAAACCTTCAATTTTATCTCTTTGAGGAACTACTGGTGACTTATCTTCTTGTTTACGTTTATTCTTTTTAGACATTATACTTACATGATAATTTACACCATATTTTTAATTTAGTGTAAATAAATTAGCTGTGGCATTTCTAAACGCAAACATACCTCCCATAGAATGTTATGTAAGAGGAAACTATCTCCGAGATCAAAAAGATAGCCATGACAAATACTTTCAAGCTCTAGTTTTTGGTGTCACATCTTTGCCTGGGCAAGTTCCACTTTTTAATTTTATTATGGAAGATGGTGGAATCTGGTGGCATGCACCTATTAGTGCATTTACCTCTAAAGAAGGAACTCCAGAACAAGATCTACATGAATTAGAACTTTGGGATAGTTTTAGTTATCACGTAGCTGTAACTAAATTTTCTATACTACAAAATAAAAAACTAAAGTTCCTTGCTAGGAATGGTCAAGAATATTTTGGTACATATTTATTTACTTTAGATTGGGCGCATAGTGATTTTAATGAATTAAATTTTGGATTTAGTGAAAATCCAGGCCAACATAAATGTGGTCATGTATTACAATTAGATAATGGAAACTATGCAATACAACCTAATAATAGATTAAGATTATATGATCCTAATTTTGTAACTAAACAAGGGCAAAATCTTATTCAAAGGCAAGTTAATAGTCATATTTATACTGTCGAAAACTGTCCTAAGTGGGTAACAGAAGATTCTGACAATTATGAATATACTATAAATCAAATGGGAGATATGAAATGAAGCAAACGATAAAAGTAACAAATCAGAATATATTAGAAGGAGAAAAAGCTAATCCTCAAAATTGCGCTATAGCTAGAGCTATAAAAAGTAAAATGAGGAAAAAGATTACTAATGTATCCGTTCTACCAACTCAAGTTACTCTTGAGATGGATAAAAAGATGTTCGTAGCAGAGATGCCAAAGATTGGAACTAACTTTATTAAAAGATTTGATCGTGGTCAAGCCGTAAACTCTTTTGAATTAAATCTAAAATTCAAAAAGGGTTACGCTTTAGTCTAAATTACATTTTAAATTTGGATCTGCAAGATCTGGATTGTGGGCTTTTTTAGTGCCACGCTTATAGTTGGAGTATATTCTTTCTATAATTTTAATTGGTTTTTCTACTATTTTTTCTATAGGTTTTTCAACCTCAACGATCTTTTCTACAATTGTCTCATTTGGTTTTCTATTAGAAGCTATATTATAAGCTAACACGAGACAGACCGCTAGAGGATCAAATACTACTACTATAAATAATATAAACCATTTAACTACAGTCTCGATGGGAACATTAAAGGCTTCGGCTATAAATTTATAAGTACCTATATCTGAACTAATTACTTGTCTTTTTAATTCTATTATTTGATTATCTAGGTTATTTATCTCTGAATTTAAATTGTTATTAATATTATTAATTTTTTCTATATTAGACTCTAGATTTGTTATATTTCCTTGCATAGTATTCAAAGTTTGGCTTTTTAATTCTACTGATCTCTTATCTATTACTGTTTCTTGCTTATCACCGCCAAAGAGTCCGCTAGATTTTGTAACCGTAGTCGTTGTAGATTGATTAAGGGCTTTACTTAGATTAGATTCTTGTTCTTTTCTTGTGTCTATAAGAGTTTTAATTCTTTCTGTATTACTAGATATTTGAGTACTTAAGGAGTTCTTCTTTGCTTCTAGAAGAGAAACCTGCGACTCTATTGAATCTATATTAGCTTTTGTTGCATAAAAGGCTTGGGAAAGAAAACCAAAGACTCCAAGGCTAGTTATGCCCATAAGTATAACAACGGCGCTAATTAAATAAACTTTTAATAATTTATTGATTTTATTCCAGTATCTATAAAGAAAGCTTGTAGCCATTATCTTACCAAATTCAAGACTACTAGCCATTACTATTGTGGCCCAAAAACTACCAGAGAACAGCAACCCTATGCCTTTAACCGAGAAGAATCCACCACAAGCTGCTACAAAAAGGGCGCTTAATCCTAATAAGCCATTAAATATATTCACACATAATTTACACTAACTACTAGGTGATTCTTTCTTTTTGGTTTATGTTTAACTAGGAGATTCTTGAAATTAGTATCTTTTATCTTATTTATGTTATCTAATGATAGGTTAATTTTGGGGTCGGGCGGTAAATCTAAAGGCTTGGGGTCAATTTTTTCGTCAGATTTATTAATAATCAATAATTGTGATTCATCCTTATCTTTAAAGAAACCATATAACCATAAAACAAACTTAAATGCAAAATAAGTTAAAACAAGATTAACTACTAAGCTAATCATAATATTACTACTATACTATACTTTTATATTAAAAACAAGCATATTAAAAGGGGTTTATAACAAAAATAGCCGCCGGGATTTTTTTACCTTAAGAGATAAATGAATTTAAATTCTTTTTTATAGATTTAGAAAAAGGGGGTATAGATAAGAATATATGGATAAATAGTATTATATAGTTGGGGAGAATGATGTTAATACCCCCACGGCCATGTTGAGCTAGAAATGGTTTAACGATTTTCAAAAATGGGGGTATATATCTTAAAATTTTTTAGCTATGTTCTGTAAGTCGTTGATAATCAATGAAATTTAAATGCAATAAAAAGCCTAGCATCGCTTGACAAATCGTAATAGTGTGATAGATTAAGAGTATGAAAGTTAAAGCAAACAAGTTCAACCTAGACGAAACCATCCGCAGACTCAACGCTATCGCAGAAGGCTACAAAGCCTCTGCCCAACGCCTCGACAACATCGTGGCAGAAGCCCAAGCGAAGAAGGATGAAGCCCACAAAAAGTATATGGGCGAAACCAAATAACCCTTGACGAAAATCAAACCAGAAAGCAATATAAGCTATATGAAAAACCAAATCACCATCACCAAACAAACCTTCGGCAACACTACCGCTTTCCTCTTGGAAGGCAACAAGAGCCAGATCGAAAACTTCCACAACGCTATGTATAACCATAGTGCAACCAATGGCGAGTTGCACGATATGGGCAACGGCAAGGCGTTCTACTTCTACGCACAGCCAGAAGCCGTGCTAGAAGCGATGACTAAAGTGGCTCTCTATGCTCTATGCAATAAGATCAAAGCTAAAGGGATGAAGGGTGGGTTGCTCGCCCTTGCAAGGCAGAAAGCCCAAGACAAGTTCGATGCGATTAAAGATGGGCGATTCCTTCGCACCAGCATCAGCACCGATGTCTTTAACCTTGGAAGCATCACCGCAGAGAAACCCTCTGACTACTGCGGTGCGATCAGTGCGGGGAGAGACTAAAATGACCGCAGAGATTCTTGTTATAGCTTTGACCATCCTTGGCGAAGCACGAGGCGAAGGCTTTGAGGGAATGGCGGGTGTTGCGTCTGTCATTCAGACACGAGCCATCGAGCGAAAGCAAACGCCCACACAAGTCTGCCTTGCACCAAAGCAATTCAGCTTCTGGAATGGTGGAGTGAGTGAGGCGAAGAAGCAGGAGCTTCTAAAGAACCCTCAAGCACCCAACGCCATCCGTCTCGCTAAACTTGTAGCAGAGAAACGAATGCCCGATGTTGTGCAGGGTGCGAACCACTACCACACCTTCCAAGTGTCGCCCAAGTGGTCAAGAGGAGAGCAGACTGTCGCAGTAATTAAGAATCACAAGTTTTACCGCTTGTAAGACTTGACAACAACGAAAGGTATGATAAGCTAAAGATATGACAAACAATAATCCAATCAAACGAGCGATCCTCATCGATCCATTCACCGAAACCATCATAGAGGTTAAGATGGTAGACACTAAAATCCAAACTATCTACGCACTCTTGGGATGCGATGTGATAACTATGACAGGCCTTGCAAATGGAATTGATATGATTCTAGATGACGAAGGCTTGCTAAAAGACAGCGAGAACCAAGCATACTTTAAGTTTGGCATCGCTTCGCAACCTTTCGCTGGAAAAGCTCTGATCGTTGCAACAGATGACGAAGGAGACTTTGCATCTCTGCCAGAAAAAGTTTCAGTCGAAAAAATAAACGACAAAGTCATCTTCTTTAAACCCTCCAAAAAAACTTTAGAAGAATCTCTAAAAATAAAAATCACACCATTCTAAAAGCAGCCTCCGTAAGTTGTTCAGTATCAACGACTTACGTGGGGCGGGGGGGCTGTCTTTATAAGTGCCTAATAATCAATCACTTGCGAATGCTGATCTTGGAACAAAACCTGATGGAATGCAAAAGATCAATGTCTGATCTTTTCAACTTTGAGTCTTAAACGCAGAAAACCGAAAGCGTTGACTATCAACTACTTGAACGGAGGGCCTCCCTTGCGTTGTAACTCGTTGATGGTCAATGAAATTTAAATGAAGATTTTTCTTGCGAAAAATGAAAAATGTGATAGATTAAAGGTAGAAAGAAAGAAGAAAAAAAATGAAAACAAAAATCAAAATCAAATTCGACATCAATGAAACAATCAAACGCCTTGAGGAAATTTCCAAAGGCTATCAAGATTCCGCAAAACGGATGGAAAAAATCATCGTCAAAATGGACGAAATCGAAACTCTTAAGAAAGGATAAAAAAATGATAACAATAAATCCCGAACTATACGAAAACAAAGACCTCTACATCTACGAAGGAATGCTAGTCAAAATATTCCCTTCTACGATTGGTTGGAAAACAAGAACCGCAACCGCTGAAATTATGGATGGCCCTGATAAGGGTAAATGGACTACCATTTATCTTCGCAAGGGTATTCAAGCCGTTGATGCTCAATAAGAAATAAAAGTTGACAAAATCAAAAAATCTGATAGGATAAAAGTATGAAAGATAAGAACAAAACAATGCAACCCGAAATCGGAACCTTCTACCTCTTGACCAATGACAGGACGAAAACTCCTTGGCTTCAGCCCGAAGAAATCCTTTATGTGAAAGACGAAAACACCTTCATCAAAATCAGCGTTAGCCAAGGTGCAGGATATTCCTCTCGCTGGGATTGGGCAACCGAAAACGCTGTGACCATCACGAAACTCGCAACGAATAAACATCTCTTGGATCAACTCAACCTCTCGGTTGAAATTGGCAGAGACATCGCCAAAGCAGAAGGAGTCTAAAAAAATGAAAAAGATTCTTTTCCAAATAAATAAAAAAACTTTTCGTCTCGCAGTTTCTCACGGCGAAAAGAAAAACTTTTTGCGTGAAAGATTTTTCTACTATGTTTCTGCGAGTTGCTTGAATCTCCGAGACCTATTGTAAGTCTCTAAGCATCAACGACTTACAGACGAAGGGAAGCCCCCCGCGCAAGTCCTTGACTATCAACGACTTACATAAGCTTGACAAAAAGAAAATTTTTGCTATTCTCTTTTTATGCAGAATAAAATAAAAATCTTTATGGAACCTTTTGGCCCTAACCTCGCCTATTTAATCGAAGCAGATTTCCCATCTGCTGAAAGATTCTATAATGCAATTTACAATTTCGGCGGAACCAATTATAAATTACAAGATCGTGGAAGCGGAAAAGCGTTTTACTTTTATGCCGAACCAGCAAAGTTTCGCAGGGCTTTATCTCTCGCACTCGCCACGAATCTCGAATCATCTTTTGCTCAAGGTGATTGGAACTCTCACGCAGAAGCATTGGCAGATCAAATAATTTCAGAAATAAAACCAGCAACTTTTGTAAGGCGTTGTCATTCAATGGAATATTCTTGCAGAAAATCTTTGACAGAATCGTAATCTGTGATACATTACCTATATGAACCAAAACGACATATCCTACCTAGCCTCGATTAACTGCACCGAAGCCTTTGCTGATGCGGAAGCATTCTTCGATTACATCAACTCCGCTGATGCCATCAACGAGATGCTCGACAAGATGGCTCCCTCTTACGATGAGAGGGATACCGAGGTCACCAACTTCTTTGGCGCTAAGGCTGTTCCTTTTCGCCTCACCTGTCAGAATGCAATGGAGGTCAAATAACATGGACTACAAAGCCTCTCTCAAGGAGTGGATGAACCAGCACATGCTGACTCGGTTAGATGTGCGCGACATCCTTAACGAGATGACGCGTGATGACGAGCGCATCCTCGCATCTTCTCAATCTAACCTCTCGGATGTGGACGAATCGATGGATGGCGACTTCGATTCTGCTATGGCTTCTGCAGGTCACGGCACAGACGAAGACTATGGTGGCGGGTGCTACCAGATGGAAGACTTCGGTTGGGCTGGTGATCCAGAAATTTGTGGAGAATAATTATGATTGAAAAATATATACTCGCAATCGCTGGACTTGGAATTTTTTTCCTTGCTCTAGCTCTATTAGAAACCCTTATTAACTTTGGCCTCTGGCTTTGGGAGCGTAAGCGTAAGTAGTTAACTATCAACGACTTACGGCGGCGGGGAGGGCGCCCTCGTAAGTCCCTGACTACAAAAGACTTACGAAGATTAAGTTTTACATAGACGCTCGCCAACCCTCAAAAAATTCATCTATCTCTCTTTCTTTTTGCAAAAAAGTTTTGTTTGAATCTAGAGGAGGATTATCGTTATCGCTCCACGGATAAAAAGTTTCAAGATTTTCGTTTAATAGTTTTTCGATGTTCATTTTTGTTTGTTTAGGATTAATGTTAGAATTATCGCCGAGGTTAGAATTGTTAAAAGCATAAGACGACATCTTAATGCTTTTTGTAGTTAATTGCAAACTCATTCTTATGCCAGCATGCACGGCACGAACCGCACTTGTTTCCTTGTTTCGATGAAGGGCAATTAAATTCTCCCTTGTTGCTCGCACCGCTAACACAAAGGCCAAGGCGTTCTGCTAACCCAACCGGTGCGGGGCCATTCATCATAAGAGCAGAGAGACGGATGGTAAGATTAAAAGGAACTTCACCGCCCTTGGCTATATACTCTGAAACGAAAGAGTATTCACGAGTAGGCAACCAAAAAGAAATATGCGGAAGATTCTTTGCAACTTTGACAATCTTTTCGAGATGCCAAATACCTTGCAAATCTCCCGAATCGTGCCAACGGAAGTGAGGGTTGTTTGCTTTACCAATAAGGTAAGTCATCGCATCCACCCAAAGATCGTGAGTAAGAGAAGCAAAACGCTTTTCCATCGCAGCTTGAACATTGGGGAAAACATAACGCCCTTTAAGAGCATAGCAGAAAGCACAAATGCTTCCCGCAACCTGACGCATTTTTTGCCCGATAATGCAACGCTTCGCTGGCGTTGAATAAGCATAACCTGGCATCTTCGAGGGTTTAGATAGTGTGCCGACAATAGCTTCGGCTTGCTTTTTGTTTTTGAACATAAAATTACTTTATCAGTTTTTTTTCTTGTGACAAGTTTTTTTTGCAGTTAAATCTCGTTGAGTATCAATGACTTACAACCGTAAGGGCCCCGCTTGCCTAAGTTGTTGAGACTTAAGCAGTTACAGTTTCTTCTTCTGGAATCTCTTCGGTTTCTTTTTTACCAAGGAAAGCGTCAAATCTTTTTTGAGCTTTGCTCGAAGCCGAAATAATAAAGTTCATATCTTTTTTCAAAACTTGGAGCCAACTCGAAAGATAGCTCGCAGAATTGTTGAAACATTTTTCAGAATCAATCCCACAAAAGTTAAGACAAAGACTCGCAAAAATCTCTGCGGTCAATTCCTCTTTGCTATAATTCTCTGAACCAAATCCATTTTTGATATCATCATTGGTTGCCTTGTGCATAGCGTGACCAATTTCGTGAAACGCTGTGGAATAATACTCCTCAACGCTGTTGAAGTTTTCTTTCTCGGGCAGATCAATCTTATGTTCCTGCGGGTAATAGCAGGCACGGCTTCCACCATACTTGATCTTGATAATGCACTTGTTTATCAACTTCTCTGCTTCTTCTACTGGAGAAAATTCCAGCTTCTTAACTTCGGGCTGTTTCCACTTTAGCCCCTCGACATCGCTCAAACCAAAGACTCTGTAATAACGCATCATCGGAAAGCTTTTGGTTTCATTGTCTTTCTCAGACTTCAATAGTTTGTAATAAACTACCATATGCGACTTTGCCCCAGTTTTGATCTTTCCGCCAAGTTCTTTAATCTGATTAAAGGTAAAGAAAAAATCATCCGATGAAACCATCCGAAGCAAAAACTGATTGATGCCCCGATAATTCTTTTTGGAAACGCCGTTGCAAAGATCAAAAACTTTCCAAGGTTTCTGCCAAGGGCAAACGCCTTTGTTGAGGGCTTCAATGAATTTTTCTGTGATGATTTCGTTAACTTTCATAGTTTAAATATATCAGAAATTATCTTTTTGTCTACAAAAGAATCTCATTGAATATCAACGATTTAGAACCGCAGGGACCCCGCTTCTGTAAGTGCTTGATACTAAAAGACTTAGGGCTAAACGGATTCGAACCGATACACCCTCATTGAAAGCGAGGAGTCCTAACCATTAGACGATAGCCCCAATATGTAGTATTATTATATTAAGTATTTAGCTATTTAGCAATTATTATTTGCTATTTTGTGTAATCTAATTTAGAATTTAGATATGAACTCAAAAGTCAGCGGTCTATTAGAATCATCTGCATTATATAAACAATTCCTCAAAGAACGAGAAGAGATATTAAAACATAAATGGCTTGAAAGTGAGAAAGCTGGACACGATGTTGGTTTTGAATGGGCTCTATTAGATTGGAACTTCAATCACAGAAACGGCTGGCGTAATAAATAATTCTTCCGCTCTCTCTGCTCTAGAATCAAAGAGAATATATTCCCACCTTTAATTGCCTCAGACTCTGGGCATTGGGGCTTCAAGGGCTCTTATGGAGGAAGTCATCCTCACTCCTTGCGGAAAGAACTTCCACTATCCTATAATAAATTACTATTTTGTCAAATAAAAAAGGCGAGGATTTTACTCCTCGCCCTTTCTATAAGTATCTCTCTGTTGTTAAACTGGCGAGAGACCTCCAGCGATCCGATCATAACGGAACTGACGCACGCCAGAATCCATACGACCAGAGAAGCAAAAGCTCGTAAAGAGTTTGTTGCCAGCCTTACTCGTCCTAAAAGAACTAGGCTTGCTGATGATGTAGGTGAAAACCTGTTCACCGCCGTAGGGTTTGTATTCGATTAGATACCTCTGTCCCAAAATAAATAGGACAAGATACTTGATGTAGGTGACTGCATATACGATTGCATTTTTGATTTTGTTCATAAGATAATCATACCATAACTTCGTTTTACTGCAAGAAAAATATCTCGTTGACTATCAACGACTTACGCGGCGAGAGTCCCCGCCGATGTAACTACTTGATAATCAAAGGCTTACAAAAGTTAAATTATTCTTCTGATTCTTTCCAATTGGGATGCGCTTTAGCCCACTTAACGAAAACAACTTCCAACTCTGCCAAATATTTTTCTATTTGAGCAATGAGTTTAGGATCTTCGTCTTTGAGAACTCTTTTCTCTAATATCTTGCTGATTCTATTCTCGGGCTTCATATATACTATTTTACAGTAGCATGTAGATTATTTCAATATTTTATTTATGCTATGATAATTATTGGGAAAAGTTATTTTAGATGTGTAATTATAATTTTCGAAAGCTCTATCAATACTCCCCACGATATACTCCCACAAATCATAACAAGAAAAATCCACCAAAAATTTCTTTCAAACCATCTCACATAGAAACTTTACATAAGAAAAAATCTTTTGGGAAAAATTCTCGCTTTCAGCAGGGATCGAACCTGCAACCTACGGATTAGAAATCCGTTGCTCTATCCAATTGAGCTATGAAAGCGATGGTCGCCTAGGTCAGACTCGAACTGACACTATAACGATTTTAAGTCGTTTGCCTCTGCCATTGGGCTACTAGGCGGATTGTTTTAGCTGTCAGTATCTAACTTTTCAGCCGAAACTTCTCCAAGCGTATAAGTTGGTTCGATCTGTGCGGTGCGAACAAAATTCTCAACAGGAATCTTGCTGATTGTATTCCGCACACGATTCATAACAACTTCTTTCATTCCACCTTTACGATTGCGGAATTTCAAACCAAACTTATCTGTCATACCATTCATAACATACTTAAACATCACTCGCTCCAACTTCTCAAAGGTAATCCAGAAATAAGCAAAGTCATCTGCCATCCATTGAAGCTCGCCGTTTGTTCCACCCCAATTATAGACACGATTATGGAACTGCTCGATTTTATCCTTGGAACCTTTAATTCCAATAACCCAATGAGCGCCGAGGTTTTGTTTATATAATTTGATTTGTCTCATTTTTTCTGATTCTCCTTTTGTTTTCTGCTCTTGCTTTGAAGTATGCCTTAATATCTTCTTCTGTCAATTCTGTATGTTTTGCATAGCCATTAAGCATCCAATGATAAGTGGGTGCGACAAGGTGGCTATCCTTAATAATGTCATAAGTTTGTTTCATTGTTTTTAGTTTAACAGGTTTTGCTTTTTTGTCAAGGGTTTTCTTAAACTTTTTTGGATCGTGTAGGACTCGAACCTACAACCTATTGGTTAAAAGCCAACTGCTCTACCAATTGAGCTAACGATCCGAAAGTCTTGGGCCTGATAGGATTCGAACCTATAACCAAAGGATTATGAGTCCTCTGCTCTAACCGTTGAGCTACAAGCCCAATAAATTAAGCCGCTGAAATCTCCGTTGGAAATTCACTAGGCTCTGGAACGAGCTTGAAGGCCACATTAAAAGCCTTGCTGATCCTGTAAAGATCCTGCAAGCTGTATGTGTTCTGTTTGGTTGCTTCACGGATTCGAGCATCCATAATGTAAGCCCTACGCTCACCAAAGATCATCTTGGTATAGTAAGGAGTCCACTTAGGAGCTTCCCAGTTTGAGGTTTTGTTTGTCATAGGTTTAATATACAATAGTTTGATAAATAGTCAACAAAAATAATTGGTTGAATATCAACGATTTACATATAATAAGATTGGTACGAGGGGCAGGATTCGAACCTGCATTTTGCCCAAATCTAGAGCGACCACATTATAAGTGTGGGGTCTTAACCAGTTAGACGACCCTCGCATCACCTAGCCCGTAGCTAGTGTCAGCCTCCGATCTTTAGGCTTTCTTTTCCGAGCCAATCTTTTTGATTACGACCTTCGTGCCATCAGGCCATGCACGAATAACCTTCCGCCAAAATTCAGCTTCTGCTTCAGCTTCCTTTAGGTCAGAGTGCATATCCTCGCTAACACGAATACCATCACGCAGAACGATATATCTTAAATTCATTCTTCTACCTCCACGGCGATTTCATTATCAAATAGTGAGCCACCATCAACCTTGTCGCAGATAACGATGTCATTACTGCCATCATCACCAGCATACACGGCACGAAGTTTCTTTACTTGACTATACTCTTTTTTAGTCCATTGACTCTCTGGAACGCCGAGGACTTGCAGAGCCTCAACTCTCTCTGGAGGGATCGCCTCTCCACTTACTGCACAATGATAGGTCATAGTTGTGATTGTAATATGTTTTTTTATTCTGTCAAGCGATTTTGCGAGGACGACCACGACCACGCTTTTCACCGCTAGGCAGAATTGATGTTGCATTATAGTTTGTTAGTTTCTCCTGCAATTCACCGAAACGCTTGTTGGCATCTTCGATGCTAGTGCAAGTGAAAGCCCAATCGCCCCATTGACTATCGCTAGGATACATTTCAGCGGGAGGCATCTTTACGCCAGCGATCTCATAACCATTGTGACGCTTGATTGCGATAACTTCATAATGATAGTTTTCACATTCGGGGTCATCGAGTTGTTTTTTGTAGATAGCGATGTCGCCATCACGCTTTACCTGCTGAAGTTTGAATCCTTTAGAAGTAAAAGATTCTTCAAGAATTTTCAATTTTAGTTCCCGCTGGAAGCCAGTTTTTAGGGTCAAGGTTTTCCCCAATATAACCAACTTGGGTTTCGGTTTTAGTTTTAGGGTCAGTAGCGTAAATAGCATAGCCACCTTCAGCCAGCTTCTTTACTTTAGTGATGTTCATATGATAATTATAGTATACTTTTAGATTAATTCAAGACAAAAATTTCACGACCAATAACGCCAGCCCATTTAGCTTTATATACAGGACGCTTGGTGTCAGCATAAACAAAACTATGATACTTATAGGGATTATAGGTTACTTGCCGCTCTCCATGAATAGGCCAACCTTCGTCTGGTGTGCCACACACAAAAGCGTGGACATTCTTACGCTTTTCTTTTAAGACTCGGTTTCTGCCAGCTTGACTCACACGAAACTCAACATCTTTCAAAAAGAACTCTGAGCTATGTTGGAGGACTTTGCCTTTAAGCATAATACTCAAACAATGTTTATGTAAGTTATAATAGACTTTGTGTTTTGCTTTCACTCCCTTAACTATAAGATAAATTCTATAAATGTCAAGGTTTATAAGTGCTTGATAGTCAACGACTTACAACGGCGGGGTCCCGCGCACCGTAAATCCTTGATAGTCAACAACTTACAACTCATCGAATTTAGACAAAAAGAAGCGGGGGATTTACCCCCGCCTCGGTTAAGGTTTTGGTTTTAGTTTAGGCGACCAGTTTCAAGAGGTCTTCGTCACGGGTCTTGCCGCTGAAGACTTTGAGCAGGTCACGGTTGACACGCTCGCTGTACTCGTAGCGCTCTTGCGAGACATTGCGAGTCAGGAACTGAGTTGCCGCATTATAAAGGTTATACAGATTGCGATCCGTATCCTCCTCATAAGCGGGATTGCGCCAAACAGCCTCGATCCCCTCACGCACCTTGCCGGAGATAATGTCTTTCTCTTCCAGCTTGGTGAGCAGGTTCAAGCCCTGTTCGTTAGTGAGAGCCTTCTGCGCCAGTTTATTGAAAACTTGCGCCGAAGATTCTACGCTGTCACAAGCATGAGCCAATGCATCACCAACGAAGTCGAGATTGACAGCAAGCGTGTGGCGCTTCGTCATGCTGAACTCCTTGGTAAGCGAGGTCATACCGTTCTCGCAGATGAGACGAAGGAAGCCGAGAGACAACGAAACACGAGTTGAGCGGTCATAACTGTTGTTAACGACCAGCCGCAACCCAAGAATGTCACCCTTGGCTCGCTTGCCCACGGGCTTCAATTCCGTTTTGAAATCGGTGAAGTCGTAGGAAGCGTAGAAACGAGCGCCGTCACGCACGACGAACTTCTTCGAGGTAAAATTCGAGAGTTTGTCATGATTGGCGAGGTTGGTTTCCACCATCTCGATGAGGTCTGCATTTTTCACCACACCATACTGCTCGGTGCAAACTCCGAGTGTAATGGGTTCGGCGGTGTCACGGCGCACCATGCCGAAGTATCCTGTCCTCTTGCCGTCAGTTGTGAGGAGTGGCTCTTGGTGTACATCGAAATCGTATACACTTTGAGCGGGTTTGGTTTGTCTTGCCATAAAATAATCATACCATACTTTTAACTTGTGACAAGAACTTTTTTCATCTCATAAGATACTGCTAGCCAGCGGGTTGCCTATCCTGTTAAAAATAAATACTATCATACGTAACACCTTGATTATCAACGACTTGCGCGCGCGGGGAGCCCGCCGCCCTAACTATATAATAATCAACAACTTATGTCAATTGAAATTTAATATTACTCTTTCTATACTCTCTTACTTTCCTTATAGCATATAATGTAGCATCTACTTCACTTAATTTAGCTTTAGTTCCCATGTTGTATTTTCTTATCTTTTTAATACCATGATAAAATTTATTCTTTTTATATTGCCATAGGTGTCTTACTTCATGGGCTATAATATCAACCAAAGACTCTTCCCAATTATATGTTTTAAGAGGTAAATATCCCCTCTCGCCTCCACTAATATATGGTTTAACATACTTAGAATAAGCTGGAACTCCAATATGCACACGACCACTATACCAAGCCCTACCATGCCAACCTAATTTAGTATTACCAAAATCTATTTTTCTAATATCTTTAAGGTGCAATCCTTGAGGGAGACACCATTTAATAATTTCTTTTAGTTTATCAGAGCAATATGAGGTAGTATTAATGAGCTTCATAAACTCAATAATAATACAAATTAATTTAGTGTCAATTAAATTCTACTTGATTATCTGTTATCCAGCATAGTAAATCTTTGAGATCTTCTTTAACTTGAACCGCTTTAGGATTGTTGAACTTATCTAATGATATTATACGAGCCTTAAGCTCTTGAACAATTAAATATGTGTCCTTCCAGTGTGTTTTGTAAAATGTGTTTATGGTCATAGGATAACTATAATACAAATTAATTCTATGTCAAGGGGCTTTTATTGCAATAATAAGTCCAATAATAATAGGTATTAGTATTTCCATATCATCTATTTATTATTTAGTCAATAGTTATTTCCAATCTAAATTCATATTATATTTAAGATAATCAGCTTTCTCTTTTGCTTCCTCTAATGTTTCTGCTTCTACTTCAAGAGTCGCAGAGCAAGATTTGGTGACTTGTATAATGTATTTCATTATTTAACCCTAGTATAAGTAGCTTTTATTTTATTTAACCAAGCTTTGCATTCTTTTAATTTAGGGAAATATAGTGTTTCTATGGGATGACATCCATCATATTTAGCCATGTAGACTGGCTTGCCAAGATACTCCCCACGCTCGTAACCGCCGCCAAATAAATAAGGGTTTCTATTTATGACTTTTTGAATAGTGTAGTGCATCTATTTAGCTTATATTAAATTCTATTTTTGTCAATAATGATTAAGATAAATATAAATAGCCGTGAAAGTTATGATAAGAAAGGCAACTATTGTGTCTCCTGTGATCATACAAACGGCAATATTAATCCTACAATAACAAAGCCAAATGCAATTAACATAAGAATATCAGTAATAATTTTAATCATTTGCCCACTCCTCGGAAGTCCATAGACTACCCTCTCTAGGCTCGTTGCCTTCAATCCAATCTATAATATCTTCTAATTCGTTAACTACTGCTTCTAATTCTTTTGGCTCTTCCTGCTTTTCGTTTTCGCCCAAAGGAATTCCAAGTAACATCTTGGTTTGCCATGCTGACTTCTTATCAATTTCTTGTGTGCATCTACCAATTCTATCATAGATTTTATTGATAATATCTTCGGTAGTTCTAGCTGTTTTCATCTTCTTCGTCCTCATCGGTTTCAATGTGAATAATATCAAAGTTATAATCCACTTCCTCGAAGTTAGCATCACAATCTTCTGCCCTGTTAAGGGCCATCTCTTCTGCTTCTCCTTGGCTCTCTGCCTCGACTTCGATTTCAGCCTCGGCAATTTGGTTTCGTTGAATTGTTATGGTATATTTTTTTAAGGTGTCGCTCATAGGTCTACTATAATGTATTTTTTAATATAGTCAAATACTATTTTTAATTAATTCTACTTTCCAGTTCTTGTTAATCCAGCTAGTAATCATATCAGTATAATAAGTAGTAGTAATCTGCCAAAGGTCACGCTCAATCCTAATCCTATCAAAGCTATAATAGATATATTGATTAACCAATTTGCCTGTGCCGTAATTGCTATCAAGCACATCTATTTTAATAGTAGTTAAGGTTTTAGGAATAGATACCTTGATCTTTCCTCCAACAGCATACTCGCCAATCTTGAATGTTTTAGTCATTCAATTAATATATGGTAAATTTATATTTTGTCAATCTCTATGATCTGTTCCAGGATAACGACTTATCAATGATGCTTTGAAGCTTTCACATTCGAATCCTGTGACATCTTTTATTGCTTGACCACCCCTACAATTCAAATTGCCAAAGCCTTTGTCCGCTTGATATTTACTTAAATCAACATAAATAGTATTTGGTAAAACACCATTAATAATACCATTTGGTTGCTTGTAGATTATGTCGTATAATTTATATCTCAAAATAAAAAAATATGGTTTCGGCGACACCAAAAAACGCTCACAGGATATATGGCTGTAGCAGGGTTCCGCTTTGCAACAACATCCAATCTGTGATCTAATGCGGAAAACTTTCCACTAGGATTTCAGCGTCCTAACACGCATCGAGCCCCGAAAGGATTAGACTCGCCATAGTGATTCGGTTAGTTCAACCATTTTCTCTTGAGGGACAATCCACGGCTCGCCAATTACGAGGCGATGTTATTCCTTGGTTTGGGTTGGATAACCCTTTAATTAAGCCCCCATTGATATCAAAGAACATACAGGGAACGAAAGACCATCAAGAGATCAACCTCAACATATCTTTCATTACATCCTCTCGCACCCGAGAGTTTGCCCTGTATCTATATATATTATTATTTTTTTAGAGACTTGTCAACTATCTTTTTAGTTTCTATAATAGTATTTTCTACTCCCTCGCACACGCCCTCCAAAAGATTACCGAAAAAACAGAAAATATTATTGCAATCGCCATAGTTTAAGTTCTCCTCGAATTGTTTTTTGCTCATACAACCTATTATACATCAAATACAATATTTTGTAGAACAAATATTTTTTATTCTGCCTAAATAGGACTCGAACCTATAACCATACCGTTAACAGCGGTACGCTCTACCATTGAGCTATTAGGCAAAAACGGCGAGGGTTTACGATACCCCCAAACGATTCGCTTATTACGGAAGCGACCACCGATGACCTCACCATCACCTCACACAACAAATCTTTGTCTACTTTAGACCAATTCTAGTTCGATGTCAAGTTTCTTGGTTTTGCCCATCCAACTTTCGGGCATAATATGTTTGAACCAGTCTTGCATCGAAGGAATACGACCCAAATCTTCAATAACGTGCTGTTCGCCAATCCAGCGAGTAGGAATCTTTTTGCCGTTGGATAATGTGATCGTGTGACCAAATATCCTCTCACACATAAAGATGCCCTCGGCGTGATGACGCAACGCACGATGTCTAAAGTCTGCCATCATCATCTTTGATTCATCGAACCAATCGTGAATCTTCTGATAATCTTCGGGCGTTCCTCCCCATTTCTTTGCTGAAGATACAGAATGATGGTAAGGATTAGCCATTAGAATGTTTCCTCGGTAGTATTCACGCTTTCGATACGCTCATTAAACTCAAGACTAATCTTGCGATTAAGAACATCAAAGCTGAATGTGCCGTAGGAACCTTCGTTGATCTCCCAACCCATATGCTTTGAACCTAACTTATCATAGCATATCTCGTGAACAAGCTCTTCAACACAACCTTGGCGAGGAGGCATTTCTTCCATCTTCTTCTTCTTATCGTTCCACTGGTATCCAGCTTCTAGTCGTGAATTAGGAACTTCGCCAACTGGAGTAGTCATATCTTTGCCCCTATGGTCAAGATACTCTACATTATTGATCTGTCCACTATCGCCACAACCATCAAATGTTGCATTGATAGTAGATATTCTTGATTCTTGCAAGAAATCAAATAATGCTTTTGCATTACGCTTGACTGCTTCGCCTTTAGTTAAACGCTCTTCTGCGATCTTTTGATAGATGTCGTCCATCTTTGGTAATTTAATTTTTTTGGATTTGCTCATAAGAAGAGCATACCACAAACTAAAACCTAGTCAAGACCTACGGCGACTTTTCTTTTTCTTCTTAAAGATATTAAAGATATCACACTTATAATCAAACAACTTACCGCATACCCAATAAGTGCTATACATCGATATCCAAAGTACCAAAGCTAATCCTAAGACTCTTATTTCAGAGCTTTCAATTAATTTTTCAGTTATAATAGATATCATATATTTAAACCCTTGGTGTTAATCCTTTCACACGAATCTTATCTAGAACAATTTCCAATTGATCAACCACATCTTCGTAACTAAAGTTGTCTCTGGCTCTAAGAGTAAAAATCTTGTCTACAATACAATCTTGAATTAATCTCCAATCTTCTAACGATAGGTTATTTTGGTTCATAAGATTAGTTTATTTTACTTATTTAGTTTAGTCAATTAAATATTATTTAGATCTGAAGCTTCTCTTTGTTTTCTTATAGTTTTTCTAAGTTCTATAAATGATAATGCTTCTTGAATTTCTTTCTTCTTATTTTCATTAGACTCATTAGCTTCTGCGGTTTTTAATATTTGTTCTATAGAATTTAATTTTTCTAAAAAATTGATTCTTGGATCTTCGAGGTGTCTATTTGAATAAGGCTCAGAGATAGTTGATTCGTTATTGCTTTGATTTATGTTTTCCATAATATATTATTACACTTTCTTAAATAGTTGAATTTATTATAAGATCCTACTCTATTAATCTTATTTACAGACAAATACTTCTTATTTCGCTTCTTAAAAGTCTTATATCTTTTCTTTATTTTTTGTTTCTTATTTAGCCAATAGTGAATAGGCTTTGTATCAATATAATAATATTTAGACCTAATATAACCAATAATAGGAATAGCCGCCGAGACTATCAAAGTAAACAAAAACAAATAAGCATATAGTTGGTTCATATTATTTTGCTCCAAAGTATTCTTTTAGTTTATTTGGATTATTTAATTTGTCAAATGGAATTGTCCATCTCTGACCATATCCAAAATCCTTGGGTTCTGCTTTATTTAAGAATTCCTCTTTAGTAATCCAGCCTCGGATAATAGTTTCTGTGATAGATATAACCGAAGCAAAAACCGCTAAGTCTGCTTTAAATAAACTTTTATCATTAAATAGCAAATGCTTATTTTGTTCTTTGATGCTAGTTTTTACTTGAATTGTTTTATTATCTTTTACTAAGTCTTTTATTTTATCATCGCCACTAAGTGAAATGTTTTTATCTAATTTGATATTAAGAAATCTAGCAACAGCCGCTTCGCCCATTACTCCATTAATATGAGTTAAAAAATCAGTTTGATTCTTATCATATCTTTGGCTTTTTACGCCATATACTTGTTTAATAATATTTCGTCTTTCAGCAATACCTAATATGCTTAAAAGATCAAAATAATCAAAATTAACTTTTATATCAGACATATTCTTCTAGTTTATTTAGTATATCCATAATAATGTTTTTATTTTCGTCTGTCAAGTTGGAACTATATTTATTTAAAAGATATTGAATACTATTATTTTTAAAGGTTTTCATAATATTTAGGTTCATAGGATAGCCCATATTTAAACTATTCCATTCAGTATCTAAACAATAATAAAGATAAGCTAATTCATTTTCTGTCATAGCTTTTATTTGGTTGGTTGTTATCATTATTTAAAGAGGTGGTTTTCGCAATCTGGAAGGGGTCTAAAAGATTACAGGTTCACCACTAACCTTGGGTTTCACGGCTTATTCTATTATAATCTAAATATCTTATTATGCAAACAAAATGTCGCAAATAGGGTTAAATATCTTCAATTTCTTCTAAATTTTTAATAGCTTTGCGGGTTATCTTCCAGCCTAGAATCTTACATATATATTTAATATCTGGCACTTCGCCTGTATTATTTTCAATATTATGAACACTATTCTTATTTATCATAACAAGAGTTATATTTTTAGTTAGATCATATTCTCTTTCACATATATTTACCGCAAGAAAATTACTATTATATTTTAATAGGATATATTCCTTTTTAGATTCTGCTACTACATATCTTTCTTTTCTTTTAGTTAGTTCGTTTTCGCCGTGATATAGAGTTAAGCTATTTATAGTTATATTATCTTTATATTTGTAGTAGAAATACTCATCTACAACAACCCAATCATCTATTTTTAGTTTATTTTTGTTGATTTTATAGGTATCATATATCTTATCCATATCATCCATAACACTATTATAGTAGATAAGAGAAAAAAAGAAAATATATTATTAATTTTTCTCTTGACTTATTTGTATAAAGAAAATATAGTCAAACCCCTTTAACACCCTTATATTTAACTAATTTATTACCTTTCTTTATCTCTCCCCAACTATTTAACAGAGTATATTTAAATTTATAATAAGCTAAAGATAATCCAATAGGAATTACCATTAATAAGAACAATAATACTCCAATTAACAATAGAAAAGGCTTAAATTCCCTCTTACCTAATGCCATTTCTATACCTAACAAAGATCGTATTTGATTTTTCATACCCCTTTTTAATATATCCTTTCTATTTATCTCCTCTACGCTTAATATACCTCTTTATCTTATTC